TCGGTGTCGTGCGTGACCTCGCTCTGAGCGCCGGTAAAGCTGTCGTGCTCGGTGGTCGTGCCACGCCGAAACTGGAGTTCTGTTGCCATCGTAATGCCCTCTCTTTAGTTCAACGTCCCGCAGTCGAGGGTGCCCTCGACGGTGAGATTGCCTGTGATCTGCTGGTCTCCCGCAAATGTGTTGCCACCGCTTAGCTGCGCCTTGAGCGACTCAAGCTCGTCGATTGCGGACTGCACATCAGCCGCGGTCAGCCCGGAGCTCGCGTTGTTGTAACCGGCCTGCGCCGCGGTGACGTTGTGCGGGTTGCCTGTGTCTTGCTCGTGCGCCTCGCGCGCATTGACCTCGGCGTCGATTGCCGATTGCACATTGCTGCCCGAGAGCCCCGAAGCGGCATTGTCATAGGCGACCTGGTCGGCGGCGGCCGTTGCTACCTGCCAGGCGCTGCCCGTGTAGACGAAAAGCGCATCGGCCGTAGTATCGAAATAGAGATCGCCCGCCTCGAGGGGTGTGCCATCGCGCCGGGTGCTCGGGGCATTGCTGCTCGCACCGATATAAACATCGGCGAAATTGGTCACATCATTGATGTTGCCCGCCACAACACCGACATCGGCGACGTTTGCTGCAACGCTTTGCACATCAGCGTTGCTGCCTGCAACTGTGTTGACCGCCGAAATATCAGTGGCGACGGTGGTGATATCGGCAGCGTTGCCCGCGGCCGCCGTCACATCGGCGCTGATACCGGAGACCGCGCTGACATCGCTGGCGATGCCCGCAACACCCGTCACATCCGCGCTGATACCGGCGACCGATTGAACATCGGATCGGATGTTGTAGACGGTGGTCAGGTAGCCATTGGGCACGCCACTTGGCGCGGATGCCGTCTCGGTAATGCTGCCAAGGTCGGGGCCGAACGCCGCGCCTGCCAGATCGCTCGAGACGGTTTGGATCTTGGTGAGGTTGTCGCTCACCGATGACACGTCACCATCAACCGCAGCAACCGACTGCACATCGGCGATGTTACCGGCGACGGTGTTGACGTTGGTCTCGTTGGCGTTGAGTGTGGTGATATCGGTGCTGATACCGGCGACCGTGGAGACTTCCGAGGCCACACCTGAGACGGCCGATACATCGGCGCTGATGCCAGCGACTGTGCTGACATCACCGATATCAGCGGCCACCACCGTGACATCCTGGCCCGCCCCCAAGCCACCAGCCACCGTCGAGACTGCGGTGGCCTGAGAGGCGACCGTGCTGACATCGGAGTCAATGCCCGAGAGGGTTTGAACATCAGCGTCAATCGCGGCCACATCCGTGACCGCCGCGCTAATCCCGGCAACGGTCTGCACATCGCCGCGGATATTGTAGACCGAGATGATATAGCCATCCGGCACATTGGTCTGCGCCTGGGTCGGGTTGGTGATTGATCCAAGATCGTAGCTGAATGATCCGCCCGCCAGATCGCTGCCTACGGTGTCGACCACCGAGGCGTTGATCGAGACGTTGCTGATTTCGCTATCAATCCCCGCAACGGTGCTGACATCTGAGCCGATGCCGGCAACGGTAGTGATGTCTGCCGAGTTGGCATCGACACTCTGCACCTCGGGGGCGATGTTGTTCACTGCGGTGACCGCCGAGCCGATGTTCGCTACTGCGCTGACATCGCTGCTGATGCCCGATACCGTCGCGATATCGGCGCTGTCACCCGCTACCGTGTTGACATTGGCGATATCGGTGGCGACGGCGCCCACATCCCCGATATTGCTGGCCACCGTGCCAACGGTGTCGGCGCTGGAGAGGTCGGCGGCAAGGACGGTGATGTCTTTACCTGCACCAATCTCCGAGGCGACTGTCGTGACATCGGTGATATCACTGGCAACGGTGTTGATGTCGCCGATATTGCCCGACACCGTCGTGACATTCGTGTCGGTGGCCCAGTATTTCGCCGAGAAATTGGTGCCATCAACGGTGCCATTAGTCTTGATCGCCCAGTCTTTTGCCGAGCCAATCGACCCGTCAATGCCCGAGCCGCCGATCGCATACGCTTTGGCCGAGTAATCCGTGGAATCCACCTGCCCGGTGGTTTGGCTGGCCCACGCCTCGGCCTCGTCTTCGCTTGCCTTGGCAGCGGCTTTGGCGTTTTCGACATCCTCGACATTGATGGCAAGCGAGGTTTTGGCAGTGTCAATGCTGGCGCCGCCGGTGTGGCGCTCATCAACTACCAAGAGATTCTTGGTGGTTGGGTCGCGGAAGACATCGTTGACGAAATACTCCGTGCCCGAGGCATAGTCGCCGCGCCAGCTAAAGCCGCCGAGCAGCGCCATTGTGCCCTGCCCATCAAAACCCACCACCTTGTTGCGGCGCTGTGTCGCGGTGGCTGCCACTTCGTGGTTGGAGCCATCAGCGGCCAACTTCAACGAGCGATCGACATCGGTCTCCACATCAGAGAACCCCGAGGCGACCGAATCAAACTTGCCATCAACCTCATCCGAGCGGACAGTGGTGCCCGGCTGAAAGCGCTGGGACTGCGCGGAATTATCGTAATATCTAGCCACGGAGGCGCCTCCTTGGTTCGTAATTCAAGGTGTAGCCGTAGAGCACATGGGGCTTGGTGATGCCGGAGGAGTAGACCGAAAACCCGATCGACTCCCCGGAGCCGGCGACATCCACCGCTTCGTTGGCGAGCACCGGGGCCGACCAGGCAAACTCATCCCAGGCATCCACGTTCCAGAGCCCACCGGTGTTTTGGTAATCGAGGAAAAACCGCAGCTGCTTGGCCGACTCGATGTCGCCGTAATCAAGGTCCGGGCGCACCGAGATGGTCTGCTCGGTGCCTGAGTCGATATCGAAAAACGCCCGGCGGTAGCGCTTTTTCGACCCAGGGGCGCTGAGATCGGTGTAGGCAAGGGTCAAAAACCCGGTAATGGGGGCGCCGTTAAACGAGCCAGCATCGTTATCCATTCGGTAGACGTTGCCGCTCTCATCGCCGATCAGCAGCACCTCCTCACCGCCATCGGTCTCGCCCTGGTCGGCGACCGCGATCTGATCGGGCAGCTCAATGGTGGTGGCGCCCGCCGGCGACCAGTACACCCCGGTTTTGTCGTTGAAAAAGAGCCGATACTGAACCCGGCGCTTGGAGACCATCGAGGCGACCACGCGCTGGGCGTATTCCTGATCGCTGAAAAGCGGCTGGATCGCTGCCCCAGGCAGGCTTGGGGTGAAATCGCCAAAGTCGTTAGATGCCTGGAGACTGGTGATGCCGCGCTCTGCGACATAGTAGGGCTCGGTAAACGAGCTCATCGAGTAGGCTTTGGCGCCGGAGTTGGGCACCGTGATTTTCAGCTCAAAATCCGCCGGCGAGGTGCCAAAGAGCGCTTTCATCGAGTCCCGGCACCCGATATGGAGGGCGCCGCCACGGCCAGAGATCAAGCCGCGGATCTCCTCTGATACACCGATCTCGCCCGCGCCCCCGGTGGCCGCGTCCCAGTTGTTGGGATCACCCACGCCGGAGTGCTGCAGCGATCCGGGCTCAAACCCCAACATCAGGTGGTTGGAGTGAATCGCGATGAACTTTGCCCCCGAGGGCGCGTTATCGAGCACCCGGAAGCTGCCATCCACGCCGAGCTCGAAGGGCTTGCCAAAACCCACCCCGTAGAGTGAGCGCCCCGCGGCGGTGGCAAGGAAGTTGCCCTCGACAAACTCATGCCTCGCCGGGTTGAGCGCGCCCCCCGAGCCCGACACCGCCGACCAGGTGCCGCTGTCGAGCTTGTATAGGGTTGCTGACCCGCCGCCCACATCAGCGCGCACCGCGTAGTAGTCATCGGCAAACGTCACCACCCCCAGCACCGGGCCCTCGCCCGGGACCGCGCCACCCACCTGGGTGTAGCCCTCGATCCGGCGATAGCCCCCGGTGACCGGGCACTCGTAGTTGACCGCGAACAAACACCGCCCCGGGTCGACCTGTCTCACGGGGGTGGTGAGATCGATCCCACCGCCAAACGGGATATAAGCAGTCCGGGTCATGCGAGCGGCCCCTGGATCTTCACCCCGGGGAGCTCGCGGTTGACCATCTCCTGGTAGATCCCGGCGTAGTTATTCTGCGCCTGCTGCACCACCTCGGGGGCATTCTCATAAAGCCCGTACTGGCCCATCGCCGCATAGACGATCGCCATGTGGTAGACGCTCGGGGCCCGAGGCACATCGTTGTTGGCGACAAGCACCTGGGGTGTTTTCCAGTACTCGAAGGTAAGGTCGCCGGTTGCCTTGGGGTGAGACTCCAGATACAACTGGCCGTTAGGGGCAAAGCTCACCCGCCGGACCTCGGCCCCGGAAGGCTTGCGGAAGTCCTCGCGAAACTGTCGCCAGTCGACGACGTTTAAGTGGGTGTCGCCCAGATACAGGGTGTCGTGGTCGACCACCGCGACATCGGCCGGGAGATCGTATTCACGAAAACTGGGCTCGACCTCAATCGAGCCCTCGGCCCATGAAAAGTTCCACCGCTGGTGGCGCTCCTGGATGCGCACCCACTCGTTGCGGATGTACTCCACCAACCGGGCATACTCACCGGTCTGCCCCTCGACGTTGGCCGGCCCGGTGCCGGAGGCGCCCACCTCGCGGCGCAGCGCCTGGCAGAGCTCGAGGAACGTCACTTAGGCCACCTCGCCCAGGATCTGGAATGGGTAGGAGAGCACCTCTTGGCGCGCCATCGTCTGGGGGTCGTAGACATACTGAACCGCGTGGTTGAGCGCCTCGACCACCGGCGCGGGGACGGTGACCTCTTCGCCGCGCTTGATGGTGTAGCTGTGGCCGTTGACCCCGACCCGGATCGGCTGCTTGTCCTGGCTGTCGGTGGCGATCACGATCCGATAGCGCTTCTCGGCGGTATTCGGCGCAAGATCCTCGCCCTTGGTGACCGCCGGCGCGGGCTCGCCTAGATGCACACGGATGCGCTCGGCGAGCTTTTCATCGCTAATGTTTGAGCGGTACTCGATACCAAGATCGGCGGCGGTCGCTTCGAGCGCATCGCGGCCCATCTGAGAGACATTGATTTCGGACATCGTCAACTTCCTCATGTCGGAAATAAAAAACCCCCGCCAGCGGCGCTGACGAGGGCGTTGGGGGATTCGGTTAAGGGGGTTACTTCTTTGCCGTTTTGGCGGCCTTTTTGAAGTCCTTGTCGGTGGGGCGACCCTTCTCGCCCTTGCGACGCATCCGCTCATCGGAGCCGTTTTTAATGCGTTTGCGTTTCTGGTGGATGTTCTTATAAAGCCCGTCTTTGGCCATCAGAATCTCCTAGAGATAAAAGCGCCGCCCCCGGGTTGGAGGCGGCGCCAGGCTAGATTCAGCCGAGGTCGGTGGCTGCACACTCAAGGCGTGCCGCCCAGTCCTCGTTCAGAATCTTCGCAACGAAGTAGGTCTTCCAACCCACCGAGCCCTTCTGCCCGAGCGGGTCACCGCCACGCGGGGTGTCGGGGTTCAAGACCTTGGGGGTGATGGCGTTGGCGCCCTTGAGCGGGATCAACCCGTAGGCATCCTTGGCGACATAGACAACCGGATAGACATCCGCGTTGTTGCCATCACTCGAGACCGTGCCGTTCAGCGTGCTGGAGCCCGCCGATGCGTAGTTATCAAGCACCGGGGAGAGCACATAGCGAACGTCCTCGACCTTGCCGATCTCATGGGGCAGCGCCTCCATCTGACCGTACTGCTCGGTCGGGGTGAATCCCGGCAGATCGCGGATATCCGACTCGAGATCGGTGTGGGCGAACGCGATATACGCAGGCGCCACCGGCCGGGTCTCGTAGTTGGGGCTTCCGCCGATCATGCTGGTGACCTTCTTGCCACGGTTGGCCTTGAGCTGGCGCGTGATCTGGCGCTGCTTATCAAGGCTGATCGGGGTGTTCACATCCGAGCGGCTGGAGCCGTTGGAGTAGAACACATTGGTCCCGGCGCGAAGCGCACCCCAGGTCTGGATCTCGACGGTCTCAGCGGCCTGCTCGCCGCAGAGCATCGAGGCATCCGAGAGCACCGGGTCCTCGGCCAGGTCGTTGACCACATCAGTGATCTCGACAAAGGCACCCCACTGGTCGAGCTGCACCTGTACATCTTCGTACTGCATCTGCTGCGCCGTGGGCGTGGTGCCCTCGGTCAGCGGCGAGGTGAGCCCGCCAAAGGGGACGGGACGGCGGAACTTGACGGTGTCCGCTTTGTTCTTCGGCAGAGGCTTGCTCTGACCGAACTTCGAGAGCACCAGGATCGGCTCCGCGTGCTGGAGCATCTCCGTGGCGGCCCATGCAGCGGTACGCTGCGAGATCGAGCCATACGTTGTGGTAGCCATTGTGGTTTACCTCTTGGTTGCGTAATGGGCAAATGCGGCCTCGAACTCATCTGGCACCCCTTGCTTGGGCGTTGACCCACGGCGGGGGACGCTTTGCGCGGAGGCCAGTCGTTCTTGGCGTTTGTCAGCGGAATCGCTTTCAACAGCCTGCCCGTTTTGGCTTTTGTAGAGATCCATCAACGCGGCCGCTTCGGCGGCGTCATTGGACTCGGTGAGCCGTCGCAGGCTCTCGGGCTGTTGGTTGAGCCATTCAGCGAACGCCGGCGCAGACACCACCTCACGCCAATCCGGGTGACGGGCTGAGAGCGCGTCGACCTGGGTTTTGAGGTACTGATCCTGGGCCTGTTGCTGGATGGGTTGTACAGCCGATTGCAGCTCCGCAATCTGCTGCTCAAGTTGCGCCTGTCGCTGCCGGTCCTGCTCAATCTGACGTTTCTCAGATTCAAGACGGGCATCAAGCGCTTTTGCCACCTCGGGGAAATCTTCTTTGAGCGCTTCCCAGTCCTTTACACCAGCGGCGTCGGCGGCCTCCTGGCGTTTCTGTTCATCGCTCTTTGAGTCATTCCCGGGGGTGTTCTGGGTTTGCTGCAGCTGTGACTGCAGCTGATTGATTTGTCGCTGATACGCACCGAGCCGGCCGCGCTGGCTGGCCTCGCTGTGCTTGAGCTTTTCATTCTCCGCCTCAAGCGCGGCTAGCCTTTGCGCGAGATCGTTGTCGCCGGGCTGCTCCTCGGTGGCAGCCTCGGGCTCGTCTTGCTCGCCCTCTGACGCCTCGGCAGGGGCCTCCTCCGGCGTCTTGGGTTCGTCACCGGCGTATTCAGCGAATGCAGCCTCAAACTCGTTGTCATCGGACTGCGGCTCGTTTTTGAGCGGCTCGTCTTCCATTGCGGATCTCCTTGGATCGGCCATAAAAAAACCGCCCGGAGGCGGTTTGAGTTTTGTGTCAGTGGTAAAGGGTTACTTTACAACTGGCGCATCAGTTAAACCGATGGATC